AATGCAGAATTATGAGTAATAATTCCATTTACAAGATACGTGTGAGTATTGCCAGCGGTTATATTATAGATAGTTTTTACTCCTACATTTTCGACACCCACTATTTTCTCATAGTAGAATCCTCTATCTTTTTGTAAAGATTTTTGATTCTCATAATATTTAGCGGCTTGTTCTAATTTTTCTTGCTTATGTTTGATTAAAAGGGTTATGTTTTTATAGAAATTGATAATACTATCTCGATCGTGAATATCTAAAGAATAATAAACACTATTCTGATTTTTACAGACACTGTTTTTAGACGGTTTTTTATTCACTCTATAAATATAACCTCGTATTCCTAATTTCTATAAAAGATATAGTACTTGCTCTAATAACTCTTTACTACTTTGAGTAAGATTTATTATAGTAGAATATTTATTACGTTTTTTATTATAGGTAGTGGAAACACAACCATCAGTATCATATAGTCCTCCTAAAAGCTCAGTAATACTATTCTTATCACAAGTATTGATGATTTCTGGCAATCGTTTGTTTGCTTTTGTTTGTCCAGATATACCTAATTTGTTTATATCATGTTTAGCTTTACGAACTCTTAATTCTTTTAATATTCTACCGTCTTTAGTAGTATAACTACCAGTTGTAACACATGGGTATAAGTTTTCAATGAACTATTGAATTTCAACATCACATGAAGTTAGTCTAACAGAAGAATTATTCATGTAAGAACCATCCCCAATAAATATACCTATTGCTCTAGCATTATTAATAGAATCCTATCCAAAGTATGGTATACTTTTTGCTATTGCTACATAATTACCTATTACTAATTCTTGTGCCTAATGCCAATCGAATTTTAAACAATCGTTGTAATCTTTTTCATTACTGCTAAGAATAGGATGATCTATACTACACTCAATTGTTCTTCCTGAGTTAGTAGTAAGCTTAATGCATTCTTTTTTGCTAGGTATATTTATAAAATTAATAGGTTCCTCAGTGACTATTTTATTATTATTGTCATATCCTACTAACTTATCCTTTTGGTAATATCTTTTATAGATAATTGTCTACCGTCACTAGTATATACTAGATTGTCTTCTGTAATACAGCCTTCATCACCACCAGTACCCCATACAATCATTGTACCAAAGGCTATACCATCTACTTCTACAGAAGGTCTTGCAATTTGCCATGCTGCTCCTAATTCTGAGAAAGAACCTCCCTCTTCAAACATAATAAGGTTGGCTTTCTTACCACGAACTACGTCAGGATTATCTTTCAAAGTAACGCCAATAATCTCTGACTTGTAACCCATTTCTATTACATTACCATAATCGTCTTTAGTATAGAAACCAGCTCGTCTACGCATCTAGGTATTGACGCTACGCTTCTTACCCCAAGCCGTATTCTTATCTATGAAGTCCATGTAATCCCATGCTTTAGTAAGAATACCATCATCTGTTAAGTATTGCTTATTAGATGCGTATATGAATGTTTTACTATTGGGTATCAAATAGAAATTACGGCATGCCATAGAACCACCTTTATAACTATTATGAGTAACTACAAAGTCTCTAGTAATATACATCATATTATCATGATCTACCCTAATACATCTTTGTTGTTCCTTATAACCTAAATTACGAATTGCTTTTATGCCTATGGAATTATATTTATACTTTCTATCACCCCGTATATTGACTAATTTTCTTTCTAGGCGGAATATGGGTTCTTGGGTAGTTATTGTTATACACCAATGTGGTAAAGTATTAGAATAATGCCCGTTACCAAAATCAACATCTGTTCTTCCTTCAATTACATCTGATTTTCTACAGCGTATACCTAAGCTTCTGCACAGCCATACTACATCGTCAATTAGCTTTTCAGATGTACTTACAAAAGTACAGGAACCATTAGATGAACTAGAGCCATCGGTGTCCATTAAACCTTGGAGTAAAGCAAACCTATCTTTTACTTCTGCATATTTATAATCATCTGGTATAAATTTGTTCTAGGCTTTTACTCTGACACCATACTGTTTTAAATCCCTTCCTAATTCGTGTTTCTTTGTTTTCGTTATAATAACATATTTAAACGGATCTCCTGTTGGCTTAATAATATAATCAGGGAGTAGTTTTTGCATTTCTTTAACTATAAACTCGTCATCAGTAGAAAACATAATCTAGGATCCGCAAATATATCCATCTCCCAATAATACTCCCATTACATATGGATCTACCTTTGGAGTAGTCTAATTAAAATGTAAGGGATTACTAGTAGGAAGTTTGTACGGATAACAATATTTCCCGGGACTACCCTGTTGTAATTTTCTTTTAGAGTACTCCTTAGTAGTCATAATATGTAGTTTACCTTTACTAGAATTAATAGTAGACCATAAATGATTTTCACCGCATCTTACTTTTCGTCCATCTTGTAACTCTACTTCCCAAACATCTTGTTCTCCCTATTCTATTACTTCTATTACCTTACAAGGATCTCCTGATGGATTCATTACTAAATCACCTACCTTTAAAGACCCCATAGGAACAAATCCAGTAGGAGTTAACACAGGTTCAGAGTAAGGCTACTCAAAACCCTTACGTCTTGATTTGAGTAGACATAGATGTTTGCCCACTGTTTCTGCTTCTTGAACAGCATTAAAATAGTAATAGTCATAGTCCCAGAAGTCTGGAAAACTAACTTCATTTATACGCTTTACTACAGTATTGCCATCTTTATCAGTAGTAATATGATTGACAATACGAGATATAGGACAGTAGTTTAAATAAAAATAGTTATAGCCACTGATGAAATCACCATCATCAGCAGTATAACCATTAATACATCTATCTTGTTCCTAATCCCAGAACTTATAAAATTCCGAGGTACCTTCAGGATACTAACAATAATGCCCTGTAGCTAGAAACTACAAGGCAGGTTGTCGAAATTTATCTGAATTAATTATTTTTTTGTTAAAGTCAACCATCCTTTTCCAAATTCAAATTCTCTCTTTTTTGTCCATTCTTTCAGCTTGTCGTAGTCTTCTTTATCGAGCCAGTAACTTTCACTTTGTGCTTCAATAAATACTTTTTTACCTCTTAACTTTTCCATAGTTGCGGACGAACGATTCGAACGTTGTCTTATGGTTATGAGCCACACGAGCTGCCATTGCTCCACCTCCGCAGTGCACGTAGTTTGTAAGAGATACTACGTCAAACTCCCCGACTTACGATTCGGACCTGCGTGTTGACTACATCTAGAATTAGACAGGGACTCAGGTGGTTACGTTGTATGCGCGCCATACTTCAATTATTTATTGGTCCTTCTACCATAGAATCGAACTCGGACTTACGGGGCTAGAATCCGTCGTGCTACCATTACACCATAGAAGAATACAGTGGATACCAAGCCTCCACGTAGGGCTTTGAAGATTTATTAGCAGTTCTTTGGTATGCTAATAAATACTATTATCGTTTGAACCAAGCTTTGATTCTACTCCATAAACCCTTTTTAGGCTTCAGAATATTGTCTATTTCATCAATCTGTCTCCAGAATTCTTCTTGACCTTTAGTCAAATCAATTGTAATATCGTATCGTGCTTTCATAATTTATCTTTATATTGTTCTAAACGTGTTGTTTAATTTAGGTTGCATTTTGCTGTATTATCTCGCCAACTCATAAGGATTAATCTTGGCATCACCTTTGACTTTACCTATGGCTACTTCTTCAGCTTTAACCATATTCTCTAAAGTATCTATACTCTTAAGTACATTACCTACTGATGTCATACCAGCTAATAGGTCCTTAATTTTCTTTTCATCAAGAGTATCGTCGAGGGATTCTTTATAATACTTACTGATACTATCTAGCTTTAATCTCATGTTATCAAGCATCTCCAACGTACGAGTATGAAAGAATGCTTTATAGTCATTTTCACAGCTAATTTCTTCAGCAGTAAGTTGGTAGTTTTCATCACCAAATATTTCCTTTTTGAGTTTGGGTTCTCTAGTTTCAGCTTCCATACTTTGAACATATGGGCTATTCCATTTGTTCATTAGTACTATATAACTGATTACTTTAGTAGCATATTCTTTATCTGCTTTATCAGCATCCCATACTCTTTTAAAGCACGGGATACCTAAAGCATCTGAATGAATAATTACTTTACCTCCTTGAATATCAAATAGTTTCATTAGATTCGATCTTCTTAGTCAGACTTTTGAACCATCTGCTGATGTCATCCTTAGCGACTATATCAGTACATATTACTGCTTTAGTGTCATAATCA